CATGCAACCCGTCAGAAACAACGCGGGCATGGTCAGCATCAGCAACGGCCTGAGCAATCTGCCCCTCAGCCTTTTTTTCAATCGCATCTATTTCACCCTGTCGGCGCTGCTCTTCGGCTCTGGCCTCTGCCTGCCGCTTTGCCAGCGCGGTAGCATCGGCGGCATCACGTTGTTGCCATTTCAGCGCCCACGCTGCGTTAGCCTCGCCGTATCCAGCGTTATAGCGCTGATGACTGAACCACCAGACTGCCAGGCTACAAACTACGGCGATCAGCGCCGGTTTCCAGTAGGCCAGCAACCAGCTCATGATAGGAACAGTGAACGCTCAGCAGCACGGCGTTTAACCAAGCCGTTGAGAACCTTACCGCCTGCTTTGTTCCACTTCGGAAATTCGTCTGCGGCTCCCTGATAATCGCCAGCGTTCAGTTTTTTCAGCAACGTTGAGCCTTCCAACGACTTCACGCCTAGGTTGTAGGAAAAATCAACCAAGGCATCAAACTGGTTTTGATTAACGGTAACTTTAACCAACCCTGTGACGCCTTTTTCATACTGCACCACACCGCTGCGTAACAGACTGTCAGCGGTTTTCTGGGTGATGGTCATCCCCTTGCTAACCGGCTTACTGTTAACGGGTTGCGTCCAGCCATAACCAATAGTCCAAACGCCCACCGAATCCTGATAGGCGGTAAGTTCGCAGCCCTCAAAGCTTTTAAGTAGAGTCAGGCCGTTATTACTCATTTCCACTTTTCATCCCTCCTATGCGGGTTTCAATAAAGCCGGTCACTTTGTTGCGTACCTTGTCAGCCCCCATAAAGCCGATTGACGCCCCAATAAAGGTAACGGCATTCGAGGGCAAGCCCAGATACTCAAGCGAGGCGGCAACCGTCAGCGTAACGATCCCGCAGACCAGTGAGCCGGTGGCGGTTTTCAGCAGTGATTGACCGTCATAAAGACTCATGAGCGCCGATATGCTCAGCGCCGCGCCTGCCGCGTAAAGCGTCGGCAGATATGTCGCAATCCATTTCATTGTTTCTTCAAGAATCCCCGTGGGTACGTTGCTCATGGCAACCTCTCAATCCCATAGCTGTACGGTTTCCCGCTGGGCGGGTGGCGGTAATTCCGGGAGGTAAACGATTTGCCCGGCACTCAGCAGCGGGCCGCTATTGCACAACCCCGGATTAACTTCATGCACGGTTTCGGTCACTCCCGCCGTTCTGCCGTAATAACGCCAGCAGAGTTCATCAACAGTGTCATCCTGCTGCGCCTGCACGTTCATCAACACAGCTCCGCAAGGCCGCGATCTTCATTCTGTATATCGCGAATTGACCAGCGCACATCTCTCCAGAGTGTATCTATCTGGGTACTAAGTGCCTGAGCATGGTCTTCACCTTTACTGGTGGTATCAATATCGCGGTACCCCTCAATTAGCAGGGCTTTAGTCAGTGACCAGACGGCATTTTTATAGCGCCAAACCTTCACCGATTCGCCGTTAACCGGATCGGCGGGGATCTCCGCCAGAGCCTGATAACCGGCATCAACTTGCACCTGCTGCCACAAAAAAAGCTGATCGTTGACGTGGGCCACTGCCTCAATGGTGCGGGACATAAGCCTGTCGGTAGTGACCTGCCCGTCAAGCCGCATGGCCCGCCGCAGGTCTGCCAGCACAATCACCGGCCAGAAAGGCAGGCTTTCAACTTTCGCGCCGCCATCGTCAGGCGCGGGATCTGATGGCGGTCTTACCGGTTCGGTGGCGACCAGGCTCATACAGGTATCTCCATAAGGCAGGCGGTGGACGGTGTGACGCAGTAGAGGCTGGGCCTTATTACGTCACACCGTGCCGCCTGGTGCGCGGGGGCACGTTCGTTATGGCTTCGCGCGGTTACGCGTCGCCTTGTTCTTTCCTGCCGGTTTTGCCGGATTACTCTTCGGTGTTTTTGCTGCGGCGGCGCGCGGGGCGCTCGAAGGCGCTGCTTTCACAGCCTCCGGTTTCGCTTCCGGCTTGGCCGGTGGCGTTTCCCCCTCACCTTCTCCGCTGTTGGACGTAGTGAGCTTTTTGATATTGCGATCAAGTAATTCGATATCACGCGCCACACCGATTTTTGCATTGAGCTTGATAGCCTCCTGCAAATGATTGCGGGCGAGCTGCTGCGATTCAACATCCTGATCGATACGTACGGTGTACCCCATGGCTTTAAACAGCTTTGCCCTGACCTGATCGGGCATATCTTCATGAGTGGTGATACCGTTCAGCGCGTTGAGGTTATCCATGCTCACCGTTGCCTTTGCCGGGTTCGCTTTGAAGGCGGCAAGGATGGGATCGCAAATCTCTTCAACCAGCACCGTGGCAGTGGTACGACGGTACTGATCCGGCATAGGGATTTTATGGCGTAACACGTATTGACCTAACCGCAGCGCCTGCGCGATATCTCCGGCATCCACTGCCCAGATCATGACGGTGGTGATCACTTCGTCTGCCTGGCCCGTATCTGCCTCTAACGTGCCATCAATCCACGGCTGGTAATCTGGCAGGCGTTCGCTTTTGAGCTTCGCTTTACCAGCGTTTGACTGGATGCGGCTTAGGTCGGCTTTATCCATGCGCAGACGAAAAAGTATTTGCTCGTAAGCTGTCTTTTCGGCTGTTGACGGCCTGCCACTACTGCGGCGCTCCGCCATCACCCGATCAAAGTGCTTTTGTGCTGGTGTTAACATTTATGCCCCCTGAACAGGCCAGCAATTAGCTGGCCTGCGGCGTCTTATTGTTCTTCGCTTGGTTCTGCGGGTACTGACTCGGCGGCGGTGATGCCCTCGATCAGACATCCGAAGCCGTAATCTTCAATGACATAGGCGTCATTAGAAGAGCTGTACGTTGAGACGCGGTTATATTCCGGCTCCTCAACGATGCGGCGACGGTGCCCACCTTCCTGCCAGTAGATTGAGAGGTTTTCCCAGGAGGTAATGAACATGCTGCCGTCTGGGAAGAATGGCGCGATGAATGACGGCAGGTTGCCGATCGTTTTACGCGATGCAATCAACTGCCCAGCCAATGCCTCAGAGTTTGGGTTATTGGTGCTCACGGCGTTGATGATCGGGAAAGAGCGGTTAACCGTCAGATTACGCCCGGTGATCACCACCAAATCCGGCGAATCTTTGTACCACTCATCCATGAGTGAACTGACCGCATCAAACACAATGGAGTCGTAGTTGCCGTAATCACCCTTCGCAATCACCTGGTTGGTATCGTCGCGGCTGGTCACGGTGATATTTTTCATGACGCGCTGAGCAGCATTAACCCGGTACTGTTGGAGCCAACCAGTACCGCAATCCTGCAATAACGGGTTAGCGGCACGGTCTGATTTCTCCGCATAGCTGGTACCGTTGAAACCGATCATTATGCGATCAAGTGCGATACGCTTGATGATCTGATTACTCAGGCGCTGCTGAAAGTCCGGGAATTTCGCCCAGGCATCAAGCTGTGTATACGGCGTGAAGGTATCGGCGTTCACCTTATTACAGGTGTATTTATTCGAATCCAGCGCCGCCAGATTAGTCGGCTGACGGCGATCGGTAGTCGAATTGTTGGTACTGGAAACCGGGCCGCTGACGCCCAAACCAATTTTTTCGCCCGACTGGTCGTTAACGCCATAAATATTGATTAACTTAAGCATCTCAGAAGACTGTTGGATTTTGTCTTCTAGCGTCTGCTCAACGCTCGGATCAATGCTGTACGCTTTAGTGATGTGGGAAGCGCTGATATGGTTGAGTTCAGCCTGTCGCTGAATGTACTTATCAAACAAATCACGGGTTGTATTACGCATTTTATTTTCCTTTACTGAACCTGACGCACTGAGCTTTATCAGCAATCAGCCAGATGTTGAGTTGATTGACCATCGCCACCAGTGGCAGGCGGGCGCTGGTTGTATTGCTCTGCGTCCTGGCCTTTCAGTTTTTCTTCCAGCGCTTTGAAATCATTACGCAGGCTTTGCAGCTCGGTGGCGTCAGCTTTAGCTTTTACCGCCGTTGAAAGCTGTGTTGTGCTGTCCAGCAGCTTGCCCTGACTTTCAGCAATCGCCTCGATAGCTTCACGGTTTTCACCGTTCTGCTGGCTTAATTGTTGCTGCGTGCCGCCCAGCAGTGACTTAATGCGGGCAAAGAAGTTTTTGCCCTCATCCTGCGGGGGCTGTTCGTCTTCAAACTCCATCGTGGATTCAACGGACGCAGTGAAGAAACAGGCAGGATCATGCTTGCGGGAGGACAGCGGATTAACCGGATTGTTAGCACAGAACTGCATCATTTCGGTGCCCAAACTGGCAGGGCTATCGGTGCAGGCCAGCCCCATCAAGTAGGCTTCGCCGGTATCAGCAAAAGATGGATGCACCTCTATGCTGTGATAAATTTTCTGGCGGTTCTTTTTCATCGCAACCAGATCATCAGTGGCATCAACCTGCACATATAAGCCCATTTTTCCCTTTAGCGGCTCTTCGGTGATCTCTTCCGCCTTAACGGAAATAACATCGCCATACGCGCGAAAATCGCTATTTGGTGAGTAGCCCCGCAGGTGTTCAAGATTGACGCGGGCACCGTATACGGTGGGGTTAAAACGTTGTGCCATCTGCACAATATGCTGACGCTCGAGCGTCCGGCCATCGCAGGTGGCACCCTCGACAGCAACACGAAATGGTCTTGACTTTGGCATGTCGAAATCCCGAATGAGTGAATGATATTAACCAGTGCCCCTATCATTCCCGTCACAGCCGGAAGGCGCAAAGCGTTGCTGTTGTTGCCGCCATCCGACAATGACAACCCAGAGCGACACGCGCGCGGGCGCGGTACTCTGCGACAATGAAACAGACTTCCCCCGATGAACCACGGATCGCCGCTAAGGTCATGTACTGGCAGGCATACAGCATCACGCAGATCGCAAAATCGATCGGCGTGAGTTCCAACACGCTGTATTCATGGCGTCGCCGCGATAAGTGGGACGAGTCCACGGCACTGGAGCGCGTACAAGACCGGATGCAGGTGCGGCTATTACGCCTGACAGAAAAGCCAGACCTGACCCCGCACGACTTCAAAACCATCGATCTGTTGACCCGTCAACTGGTGCGGATGGAACGTGAAGAGCACCGCAGCGAAGAGAAAGGGCGCGAGAAGAAACAGAAAAATCATTTTGCGGAGGAGCAGATCCGGCAGCTTCGCGCTCTGGTGCTGGATTCGCTCTACGAGCATCAAAAACGCTGGTACAAACAGCGCGAGCGTCGCAACCGCTTTATCCTCAAATCTCGCCAGATTGGTGCCACCTGGTACTTTGCCCGCGAAGCGCTGCTAAGGGCGCTGGAAACCGGCAACAACCAGATATTTTTATCAGCAAGCCGCGCCCAGGCATTCCAGTTCAAAAAGTTCATCCAGCTACTGGCGGCACAGGTTGGGGTTGAGCTAAAAGGCGGCGACGCCATCACCCTGAGCAACGGCGCAACGTTCTATTTTCTCGGTACATCTGCAGCAACAGCGCAGAGCTATACCGGCGATCTGTATCTTGATGAAGCATTCTGGATCGGCAACTTCCTCAACCTGCGCAAAGTCGCGGCAGGCATGGCAACCCATGAAGGACTGCGCAGAACTTATTTTTCCACGCCATCGAGTGAAGAACATGAAGCCTATCAGTTCTGGACTGGGGATCTGTTCAACAAAGCCAGGCCGAGAGCTGAACGGGTTGAAATAGACATCACCCACAAAGCGCTGAAAAACGGCAGGCTGGGTGGTGATGGGATCTGGCGGCAGATTGTCACCATTGAAGACGCGGTAAAACTCGGTTTCGACAAGGTGAAGATCGACACCATTAAAGCGGAAAACTCCCCGGAGGATTACGACAACCTTTACCGCTGCCGTTTCGTTACCGTGGGTGAACGCGCCTTTAACTACAACGCCATGATCGGCTGCTGCGTTGACGGCTTCAATGATGATGTATGGCCCGACTGGAATCCGTTCGCACCCAGACCAATAGGCGATCGCGGGGTGTGGGTTGGCTATGACCCTAACGGGGGAAGCGGTAACGGCGACTCTGCCGGGCTGGTTGTGATAGTTCCGCCAGCAGTACCGGGCGGGAAGTTCCGCATTATCGAACGCGTTCAGCTTCGTGGTAT